ATGGTGACAATCACCGACTTCTCCAGGAAACCTTGGTACTCACTGATAACCTGCGTCGGTTTGATGTTCTCCCCATAGGGCGCGAAGGCGTCTCGGATAGCGTCGGCCCACATGGTTTTGCCGGAGCCTTGCGTTCCCAACAGGATGAGCGCCATCGGGATTTTGGCCTTGGGATTCTGCGCCTTGTAGATCGCCGTTTTCATCGGGATGTCGCGCAGCGTCGGGTGCAAGCGTTGGAACAGATATTCGTTCAAGCGGAGCCATGGCTCGACCGATCCGGGCTCGGCGTTCCAGCCGCGCCATAGGTTGAGCGCCCGCCCATGCTCGCCCTGCAACGTCTCGCCCTCACCAGGGCGGAACAGCACGTCGCTGTACCGTTGCGCGTGTGGGTGGGTCAGCCAGCGCTCGGCGACGCTGATCACCCGCGGCCCCGACTTCGGCCCGCCCGGCGAGATATGGGTGATTGAGCTATATTGGCTGCCCTTGATCAGGGCGCCGGTTTTGATGAACAGGCCGGTGCTGCGGTCATAGACGGCCGCCTCTTGCTCCACCCAGGCCAGGTTTTTGTTGAGCGCCAGGATTTTGGCGTCCAGGGATGAAAGGTCGCTGCTGTTGGCGACCAGTTTCTCCAGGGCCTCGGCGCCGAACTTGTGAATGAAGTCATCCAAGCCCACCTTGTCGTCGCCCTCGGCCGGCAGGCGCACCACCCGGCACCGCGCGCGGCGCTTGGTTTGCAGCTCCTCGATCAGCCGGGCCTCGGCCGCCAGCACGTCGGGGTTAGTCGCGGCGTCGCTGTCGAAAATGATCACCACGGGGCGGGCGTCCCATTTGAACGTCTCCAGCACGCCGACCAGCTCCCCATTGGCTGACGTGAAGTTGTAGACGCCACCCAGCGCCAGGCAGGTGAAGCCGTTGGCGCAGGCGGTCAGCGCCTTGGCCTCGCCCTCCGTCACCACCACGGGGATTGTGGGGTCATCGGCCACGGCTGCCCAATTGATGGTCGGCGGGAAATAGACCTGTACCCCCGTCGCCGGCGGCTGCCCGTAGCGCACCGCCTTGGCCTTGGCAAAGCCCTTGACCGGGCCGCCGTCGTCCAGCCAGCGGAAACGTGCAAATGGCGCGTCGCCGATTCGCAGCAACTCCCCCTTCGGCGTGAAGTACGGAATCACAATTGCGGGGCGCGCCGGCAGATCGGCGATTAGCTCGGCTGCATTTTGCGAATAGAATAGACCTGCTTGCTGCGCCAGCGCAGGGGATATTCCCCAGCGCGCCAGCTGCGCCGCTGCTTCAGTTTGCATTTTTACTATTTAGCCCCGGAATATAGCCCTAAAGAACTACCTAGACGGTCGCCGCGTCAAGCCCCTATATCTAGTAGTTAGGGCCGCAGCGAGGTCTAGGGGCGGGTCAACAGCAATCTGCGCCGTCCCCCATATAGCGCTATCAGTCTATCCTCTCGAAATAGCTCCAGCGCGTCCGAGTCTGCCGGCGCCAGAGGCGCGAATTGGCAAACCCGCCCAGGGCATACCATTCGCGTTTGGTGATACGCCGGGAGCCGGCGGCGCGGCGCCGCACAGCGTCCAGCTCGGCAAGCCGATCCTGTTCGCGAGTCATGGCCGTTCTGCCCGGACCACGTGGACGGCGGCAATCCAGCGCACGGCGCCGACATGGTAGGGCACGCGCCACCAGGTAGACCCCTTGCCGCGCGTCAACGTCACCCGCAGGGACGGTAGGCGGGCGTCCAGGGCCTCGACCGTGAGGTCAGGCGGCAGGTCATGCCGGCCGGTGTGGAAGGCCGCCACGGTTGAAGCCACGGCCCGGGAGATAGCAGCCATCCCCAGCACCTCCCAGGTCGGCCGGGCGTCAATCTCCAGCTCGGGATCGGTGTCAGCCTCGGCGCTTTCGCCGCGACTGATCAGGATACGGATAAGGAACGGTCGCGGCTGCCCGAACGGTTGCGCCGGCAGCAGCTTGGCTGCCTCGCGCAGAATCGCCCGGCCCTGCGACATGTCGTTGCCGGCGCCGTTGAGCGCCAGCTCCGCCAGCTCTTGTGCGTTCATTTGGTTTCCCTTTCACTGTTCACGCCGTCTTCAAACCCGTCCTGATAGGCGACGGCAGCAGCGCCGCGCGCCTCAGGCGGGAACCGGTCCAGGTAGGAGTCCGCCCCTTTGCGGAAAACCGCCAGCTCGGGGAATCTCTCCAGCAGGGTGGCGGTCATCGCCGCGGTGTAGCGCCAGGGCGGATAGCCGACCTGTTCGCCAGGTTGAATCTCACAGCAGAATGCCGCCATCAACCCTTTGGTCGTAGTGTACCACCCGATAAACACCCAACGCCGGCCCATAGCCGTGCTGACGGTGCCGAGTGGGATTTCCAGGTCATCGCTGGCCCTCACTTTGCGCCGCTCCCCATAGCCGCGCGGAGCCTCAGCAAAATCTCGTCGGCCAGGTCATGCGCCACTTCGTCCAGGTGCTCGCTGGCGTCGGACTCGATCCCCCATAGCGACTCCTTCAACCCCAGCGGCTCCCCGGCGTCGTCCAGCAGTTCGACCGTTACGCCGACATAGGTCCACTCGGCGTTACACCAGGCGCGGAGCCGCAGAAAGTCGGCCTCCGCCGCATGGGCGGCTTTCTGGCGCGGAGTCATGGACTCGTCGCCAGCGGCGCCCCATGCGTCGCGCCGGGCGATCTTGCACGCCTCTGCGAAGTCATAGGTCCGATAGCTGCCCCGGTCCCACAACAGCAGGCGTTCGCCCGGCGCCTTGGGCGGCTTGGTCCCTTGGCCTTGGCCATGGTAGCGCCACTCGCTGACCGGCCCATGCCCGTCCTCTTGCAGCCAAGGCGGGTCGGCCGTATCGTCATCCGTGAAGTTCACCCTGAAGGTCGCGCCGTCGTGCTGGAAGGTATCGCCGTCATTCATTTTCAGTCTCCACTTGTTGGCCTATGTGGAAGCCGGCAGCGCCGGCCCCCAGGTAGATCAGCAGTGCTGTTCGAACAGGTCCGGGGTGTCAGGGTCGCGCGGCAACGGCGCCGGCTCCCCATGGTCCTCGCACCACTGCGCGGTTATCTCCGCCCGCTTCTCTTCCACTGCGGCCTCAACCTTCGGCCAGTCCACCGCCTCACTCCAAAACTGGTAAGGCGCCTCGCTTTCGGCGAAGTCATTCCAGAGACGATTCTCCAACTCGCGTTCATCCCCATAGACGATACGGAGAACGGCCAGCAGCAGCGTCCCCAGCTGATTGTGGTCCCACTCGAATGGATCAGCCGGCCAGTCTGACCGGTCGGGCCGGTAGTGACTGGCGAAACCATCGCGCGACGTGAACCGCTCCCCACTCAGCTGCGCCAAGGCTTCGTGCTTGTCGGCGGCGCTGATCCGCCACAAGGCGCGGATTGCCCGGCGCCCGATATAGGCGAACACGCGGTCCGTTCCAAAGTTGTATTCCCGTGGGGAAACCATCGACTCCCACGTGAGGCGCAACGGGGTTTCCAGCGCCTCGCTTAGCAGCAAGTTGAACGACTCCACGTAGTCCCGCGCCGTCGCCAGATAGGCGGCGGAGTAGTCGGTGTGCCGGAACAATATCTCAGCGTAGTCGGAGTCGCTGACATGGAAGGCTTTGGGAACGCCGTTCTCCGCCTGCCGTTCCGGCCAATACTCCACTTCCGACTCCTCTTGGTGGTCGATCTCGCCCGACCACATGGAGTCATAGAAGCCGGCAAACGGCAGCTGGATGATTTTGGAACCGTGCATTGCTCAACCCTCCCATGTTGAAGTGTGCGAGGCCGGGGCCTTCACCTCGACTCCAGCGTCCAGCCGGTAGACTGAAACGGTAACGGTGCCGTCGTCATTCTGCCGAATGCAGATGAGTCCACCCTTGCCGTTCGGTGCCGAAAACTCGGCTATCCGTTCGCGGCTCTTCTCAGCGTAGCTATCCGCGACGCACTTTAGATTGATGCTCGGGCGCCGGGGCATCAGAGTAACCCCGCATGGCGCCAAAGCGCCGTTGCCAGCGCCAGGCCAAGGCCGAAGCAGCTGGCACAAGCCGTGCACCAAAGCAGGGTGTCAGCGAGCGCTGGCGCGGCAATGCGGCGCCTTGTGCGGAAGGGCGGAGCGTTGTCACGGATAGAGCGGTAGCGGTTCATTTTCTCAGTCTCCACTTGATTGGCCTATATTGGCGCCGGGGATTGGCCGGCGCCAAGGTAGAGCAACCGCCTCAGTAGTAGCGGTGACGAAACACAAGGTTGCCATCGCGGTCGGGTGTCACATAGCCTCTGACCGTTTTGCCGAACAGGATGCAAGCTGCTGGGATACTAAACGCCGTGTCAGGCTCCCCGGTAACGTAGACCATTGCGCGCATATCCCCGGCCAGATTGTCTAGTCGGCAGTTCTGGATTTTGGAAACGGTCGGCCCACCCATCCAAAGCGCTAGCCAAACGGTAGCGCCATCCGCCTGCGTCTCGGCTTTGTCGGCGCGGTATATCTGAAGCCCCATCTTCTCAGTCTCCACTGCGGCGGACTTGCCGTATTGGCGCCGGCTTGCGAGGCCGGCGCCCATGCTGCAATGCCCGGCTAGATCGCCAAGTCCAGAACGTCCCCGGCCTGCCGTTCCATCGCCACCCGCTCATCCTGATAGGGCACGGAACGGGCCTTGGCGGTCAGGGCGGTTGAGACGTCCCAAAGCGTTTCGATGGGCCGGCCCTCTTCCAGATTATGAACCGCCTGCAAGCCGGCCACGGTCCGCTTGCCGAAGCGCTTGGCCAGCCATTCGTCTACATCGTCCAGCCGGGCGGCCTTGGCCTTGGCGATACCTTCCACAATGGAAGTGGTGGACGAATTGGCGTAGCTGATCAGGGCCGGCTGTACCTCCGCTAGGAACCGATCCGGCGCCGCCGCAGTGTGACGAAGCTTCACCTCGCGATACTGCTGCGCGCCCCAAACAATGCGGTTGCAGCACACGTAGTCATACAGGAACGTCCCCACGCCGAAGGTGGTGGAACCGACTTCGCTGTTCCACATGAAGAAACCGCGCGCCAGCGAGCCGGTCCGCCCATCGCGCCGGTCCGGGATTTCGATCCGGTTTTCTTCGTCCGCGAGGAACACGAACATGTCACGGTCGCCAGCGAACAGGGTTGTATTGGCCTTAGTGATCTCCACCGCCTTGCCGAACTCCCCGGGCACCCGGAAGTTGCCCGTCACGCCGTCGCCGAACCGCTTCACCAAAGCGCTGAGAACGTCGGCGTTCCAGATACGGCCATAGCGCGGGCCGGTCACGGCGGGAATGATCGGCGTTGCCGGGACGCTGGCGCCGTCCGTGTCATCCTGAATCGGCCGCTGCAACAGGACGCCAACGTCTTCAATGTCGCGCTTGAACTTCAGCCCGTAGTTGATGCAATCCGCCGCGATGGGTGCCGGTAGCGAGCGCAGATAACCGGCCGGCGCCTCCGCCAGCTGCGCCAGCTGGCCGAAAGCCCAATTCGTCGGCGCATAGGCGTGGCCGTTGGCGCCCTGAATGGCCAGTCCGCGATTGTCATCCGCCGGGACGACTTCCAGCCGCCGCGAGGATACGACGGTTGCCCGGCTATTGAGGCGGGTGGTGTTGAAGTGGTCACGCATGGCGGTTAGCGAGGTAAACCGCTGATCATCGGGACGGGTGGACCACTGGTGATTAGCCTGCATCAGTTCCATTTTAGAAGTCTCCACTTGCTTGCGGCGCTTGCTTGGCGCCTAGGGCAGGATTGCCCGTGTAAGCCGGCCACGCGGACCGGCTTCCATGGTCAATCGCCGTTGCGCTCCCAAAACGCAATGCGTTCGGCCTCTTCGCCGTCGTCGTCCGATACCACGTCGTAGACCTCTATCAGGTCCCACCCGCCAGCGTTTTCGGTGCGTGTGTAGCGCTGAAGAAAGGCGCGGGCCTCTCCGCTGTTGTCAAAGGACGCCAGTTCGGTGCGGCCGCCGTCGTCTACACCCTCAACTTTGAAGTGGCGCATATCAGGCTCCCTTGTGTGCGTTGAGCGCCTTGGCGCAGTTCTCAGCGTCCCGGGCGTTCCAGAACAGGGTGGCCGGGAGCGACTGACCGCGCCAGCTGGCGTGACCAGCTTGGCCGTTGAGGCCGGGACCGGTATAGAAGGTCAGCGTCAGCGGGTGGATAACCTGTATCGCGGCGACGACGTAGCGGCCGCAGGGCAGGGGCATAGCGTCAAACATGGTAGACTCCTCGGGCTTGCGGCGCTTGCTTGGCGCCTAGGGCAGTGCGCCGGCGGACCGGCAAGGCGGAGAGTACAGGCTCTAACGGTCGGTGCAAGGCAGCTGTTAGGTGGATGGTTAACATGAAGTTAACACGCTTGGCTGCTGCCCGGCTCGACTCAGGGGAGCTTAGCGGCTTGTCGGCTTGGCTGCAAGGGGCCGGAAACGCCCGGAAAACCCCTTGTTAACCGTTAAAAGTTAACATTGTTAACGCTCCCCGCCCCCGCGTATTTGTCACTCCTGAATAACACTAACATATATAACATGGTTATTATTACGTTATATATGTTAGTGTTATTCTCATACAACATAATGTGGGTGACGAGCTCTGTTAACAATGTTAACTTTAGGCAAATTGTGATTCGCGTTTAGCTTCCCCGACTCCGCGCGACGTGGTAAGGGGAATGTAGTCACTAGGAACTGAGTTGCGATGCTCTCCCGGTCCGCCATCTTCAAAGCCGCTTGGAAGGTTGCCCGCTCGGGCGCCGCGCGGTTTGGTGGCCGGGCGTCCCGCTACTTCGCTTGTGCGTTGCGGCAAGTCTACGCCGACATTGCGGCGCAGCTGGCCAAGCCGGCCAGGCTTGTGCCGGCGCCGGTTCGGCAGCTGGCCGGCCTCGCTGGCGACGTGGTGACGCTGCTGGCCGGCTTGGCGACGTGGTGCACGCTGTCACTGCGCCACGTGGCGACTTGGATACGCGGTCACTGCGCTATCACGGCACCCGATGTTAACGTGGCGCCGGGCGATTCAACGACTCGGCAGCGTGACGCCAGGTACAGCTGGAAATTGCGAGCGAGGCGTTAACCGCTCGGTAACTACGCGGTCCAGCGTTTCAGCCGTTAACCTTCTGGAAACCATCCCGCTATGGGGCGGGGTACCTTCGATAGCGGAGCGCGTTGCGTCGCTAAGCCCGCCGAACCAACGAAATACCAAAATTTCCAAAAATCCGAATTTCAAAACCTCCCAACCCCAAAATCACAAAATTCCCAAAAACCCCGAAACTTGACAGCAGCGTCCAGGGGTGACAGCGTGACCCGGCGACCTACAGCCCAGGCGCTGATTGAGGGATCAAAATGCCGTATTTCAAATCCAAGCCCACGGTGATCAAGGCCAAGCAGTGGCACAAGCCCGGCGACCACCAGGCGGTGGTGCAGCGCCCGCCCGACCACGGCAACCCGTCGCTGCCGCCGGCCTACTACGTCGTCGGCCACCAGGGTGCGGCCACCGTCCGCCCCAGCGACTGGATCATCACCGAACCGGATTTCAACGGGTTTTACCCCTGCGACCCAGAAACCTTCGCCCTGAAATACGAGCCGGTGGACGATCTCGAAATCGGCGGCGAGAGTACCCCCAACAAGGCCGCTTGACAGACCGGGCCGGGCCGTGCCAACGTCCCCCGGTCGCTGCGAAGCGCATTGCTGCACCGGGGTGGTCCTCCACTGACGCCCCGGTGCGGCCCCCTCGCAGCCAGGGGACGTGCGAATGGCGAAATTCACTTCCAAGCAACGCGGCAACCTGCCGAAAACAGCCTTCGCGGTGCCGTCCAAGGCCCCAGGCTCCGGCAGCTACCCCATCCCCGACGCCAGCCACGCCCGGAACGCATTGGCCAGGGCCTCGGGGAAGCCAGTCCAGGCGAAGGTGGACGCCGCGGTGCATCGGAAGTTCCCCGCCATCGGCAAGCCCAAGGCCGAGCGCGAGCCGCCCAGGGAGGCCGCGGCCGAGCGGCGCAATCCGAAGCTGGAGGCCCGGGAGAGCCCGGCCAAGCAGCGAGCTGAGGCCGGCATGGATGCCGCCGTGAGCGCCCATGCCGACCAGATGCACCCGCTGGGGCGCGGGAAGTGAACCTGCCGTACATCCTCCAGCTCGGGCTTTTCGGCCTCGGCGCCATCATCGGCGCGGTGGTTGTCGCCGCTGCCCTGTCGCTCATCGTCTCCGGCCTCGTCTGGATCGGCGTCAGGCTTTTTGGGAGCATTGACTGATGCAGGAAGGGTCATTCGAGCACGCGCTCTACATGCTGAAGCGCGGCAAGCGCGTGCGGCGCCGGGGGTGGAATGGCAAGGCCATGTTCCTGTTCCTGGTGGGCGGTTCGACCTTCACGGTGAACCGAGAACCGCTGCTGTCGATCCTCGGCGAGGGCACCAAGGTGCAGTACCACGCCCATATCGACATGATGACCGCCCAGGGTTATGTCGTACCATGGTTGGCCTCACAGGCCGATCTCCTGGATGACGATTGGGAGCTGGTGCCCGGCCAGGACGACCCGTTCGACGCGGCGAGGACCACCAATGCGTAACCCCACCATCCACTCCGGCAAGCCGCGCCAGGTCGGACCCGGCGCCAAGCAGCTGGACGGCAGCCGCACCGCGACATTCTCGGCGCCCAAGAAGCACCCCGGCCTGGCGCCGCGCGAGGCGGTCCCCAACCGCCCCACCGATAGCGGCATGGAGCGGGCCATGCAGGACCACGCCGACCAAATCCATAAGTGCTAGGTCGCCGTTGACACTTTCCGCCGCCGCGGGCATAGCTTACCATCATGGCGCGCGTTAACTGGTCCCACCTCCCTGTCACGATGCCCAACGGGCAGATGCTTCCGCACCTCAGCGCGCGGATGCGGACGGAAACCATGGACGCCGTGTTCGCCGATCTCGGCGGCGCCCAGCGCCTCGCCGATTGGGCGCGGGCCAGCGATGAGAACTACGGGGCGTTCTTCCAGGCGTGGGCACGTGGCGCCGTTCGCTCCACCAACATCGAACTGACCGCCGATGACAGCATTGAGGGGCTGCTCGACCGCCTGGACGCCGGCGAGCACGCCAAGGTGATCAGCCCGGACAATCCCGATGGCAAGTGACGACCTTATCAAGCGGCTCGCCGAGCTGCGGGCCGACATGCCGAAAATGGCGTCGGAATGCCTATACATCCGCACCAAAGACTCGAAATTCGAGACGCTTCAGGTCAATCGGGCGCAGATGGCGCTGCACCAGGCGGCCGAGGTGCAGCGTGCCACCACCGGCATGGTCCGCCTGCTGGTGCTGAAGGGCCGGCAGCAGGGGATTTCAACCTACATCGCCGCCCGCGGCTACCACCGCGCCAGTATGAACCGCGGCCAGCACGTCTACATCCTGGCGCACGAGCAATCCGCCTCGGACACCCTGTTCGGCATCGTGGACCGCTACCAGCGCAGCAACCCGATTGCTCCCCATGTCGGCACGTCCAACGTGCGCGAGCTGGAATTTGACCGGCTGGACAGCTCCTATTCAGTGGCCACGGCCGGATCGAAGGCCGGCGGCCGCTCCAAGGCCATTTCGTTCTTCCACGGCTCGGAAGTGGCGTTTTGGGCCAACGCTGCCGACCACTTCTCGGCCTCCATCCAGGGCGTGCCGCTGCTGCCGGGCACTGAGGTGTTCCTCGAAAGCACGTCGGCCGGCGCCGGCGGCGAGTTTTACGAGCGCTGCCAGGACGCCGAGGCCGAGCGCGGCGACTACCGGCTGGTGTTCCTGCCTTGGTGGCTGTCCGACGAATACCAGCGCACGCCGGAACCTGGATTCGAGCTGAGCCGCGAGGAAGAGAACGGCGAAATCAGCGAGGAAGAGTACGCCACCCTGTACGGGCTCGATAACCGGCAGATGGCCTGGCGCCGCGCCAAGATTATCGAGCTGCGCGACCCGCTGCTGTTCCGCCGCGAGTATCCGGCCACCGTACAGGACGCCTGGACGGCGCCGCCAGGGCACGAGCCCTACATCCCCGCCATGGTGGTTATCCGCGCCCGCAAGCGCCAGCATATCGAGGGCCATGGGCCGCTGATTATCGGCATTGATCCGGCCTCACAGGGCGGCGACCGCTTCGCCGCGGCCGCGCGCCGGGGCAACAAGGTTGAGTGGGTGACTTATCGCAACAAGCTTAGCCATGAGGAGGCAGTATCCTGGGTACGCGATCTCATCGACAAGCACCAGCCGGCGCGGGTGAACATCGACGCGGGCAATATCGGCGCGAACATCGTTTCTTCGCTGAAGCAGCTCGGGCCGAAATACTTAAACATCGTCCGCGGCGTCAACTTTGGCGGCACCAGCGAATGGCGCATGGCCACCCCCAACGTTCCTGGCCCGTACAACCGGCGAGCCGAGATGTACCAGCGCGCCCGCCAGTGGTTCGACACCGCCGAGGGCGTGGCGATCCCGGACGACGGGCCGTTGCAGGCCGATCTGACGGGGCCGAAGGAACAGCCGCGGCTCGACAACTTCTTTCAGCTTGAAAGCAAGGTTGACATGCGAAAGCGAGGCATCCGCTCGCCCGATCTGGCGGATGCCGTGGTGCTGACCTTCGCGTTTCTTGAGTTTTTCAAGGATTATCACCAGCCCAAGCCCGGCGTTAACTACGCCGATATTGACGACGGCAGAGATTCCAGCTTAGGGGTGCAGTACCAGTCCGAAAATTACGGACCGACATCCTGGATGGCATAAATGGCGCGGAAAAAGGCGAAGGTTCGGCAAACTGAGCCCGACCCGTCAGCTCCGCGGCCAAATATCAAGCTTCCCAAGGGCTACGACAACGAATCAGACTTCCTGCAAGAAATGCGGGAGCTTTACGAAGACGACGACTCCGCCGACTTCGACAACCACAAGGCCGGCGTTGAGGACATGGAGTTCTTCACCGGCAAGCAGTGGGACCCGGACGTTGAACAGCGCCGCATCGCCGCCAAAAAGCCCGTCCTGACCGTCAACCGCCTCCCCGCCTTCGTCGGCCAGGTGGTCGGCTCGCGGAAGATGCACGAAACCCAAATCAAGGTCATTCCCGACAACGGCGGGACCATCGACGTCGCCAAGGTCCGCGAGGGCTTGATTCGCTCGATCCAGAAGGAATCGAAGGCCGGGTTTGCCTACGACACGGCGTTCCTCGGCCAGGTTGTCGCCGGCATCGGCAATTTCCAGCTCGACCTGGACTACGCCAATGATGACGTTTGGGACGTGGAAATCCGCATCAAGCCGATCACCGACCACTTCGCGGTGGTGTGGGATCGCACGCTGACGGAGCCGACCGGCCGCGACGCCAAGCACGCCTTCCTCGGCGAGAAGATGCCGATTCGTGAGTTTTACGAGCGCTGGCCCTGGGCGACGCCGGCCGATATGCAGGGCGTGCGCTTCCCCGGCGAGCTGACGAAATCCGGCTGGTACAGCAAGGCCGACGTGCGGGTGGTGGATTACTGGCGCATGAGGGCGCGCAGCCGCACCCTGGCGCTGCTGCGCGACGGCACGACCCAAGACATCACCGATGACGACGCCGGCATCCTGGCCAAGGTGGCGCAGCGCCCGGACGGCTCGCCGTTCATCCGCCAGGTGAACAGGCCCTACGCGCAGAAGTACATCTGCTCAGGCATGGACGTGCTGGAGGGGCCGTATGACCTCCCCATCGACCGAATCCCCATCTTCCGGGTCCCGGGCTGGGAAATCCGCATCGGCGACGCGGTGTTCCGCTGGGGCCTGATCCGGCATATGAAGGATCCTCAGCGCCTGCATAATTACTGGCGGTCGGTGATGGCCGAGAAGATTATGCGCTCGCCGAAGACGACCTGGACGGCCTCCAGCGCCGCGGTCATGGGTCGCGAGGCCGCCTGGCGGGCCAGCGCCACGTCCGACGATCCGCTGCTGATCTGGAACGCCGAAAGCGGCCAGAAGCCGGAGCGCGTGGAGCCGGCCCAGGTAGAGCAAGCGCTCATCCAACAGGCCGAAATCACCACCCAGGACCTCAAGGACGTCTCCAACATCCACGAAGCCAACCTGGGGATGCCCTCCAACGAAGTGTCAGGCGTGGCGATCAATGCCCGTGTCCGCGTCAGCGACACCGGCACCGCGATCTACCAGGAGAACCTGGGCATCGCGATTGAGGAGTGCGGCCGCGTCACCAACGACCTGATTTCGGTGGTCTACGACACGCCGCGGATCATCAAAGTGATCGGCGACGACGCCAAGCAGCTGATGCAGGCCATCAACGCCACCGGCAACCCCAAGTCCATCGACATCACCTTGGGCAAGTACAGCGTAACCGCCAGCTCGGGTCCCAGCTATGACACCAAGCGGCAGGAATCGGCGCAGAACATGCTCGGGCTGGCCACCGCCATGCCGCAGGTCCTCAGCGTCGCCGCCGACCTCATCGTGGAGGCGCAGGACTGGCCCGGCGCCGAGAAGATCGCGACCCGCATCCGCAAGACGCTGCCGCCGCAGATTCTGTCGCCAGACGAGATGACGCCTGAAGTCCAGGCCGCTGCCGCCGGCAAGGCGCAGCAGGACCAGCAGGCACAGCAGGCCGCCATGGCCGGCGAAACCGCCAAGTTCCTGCAAACGCAGAGTCAGGCGGCAATGAACTTCGCCCGCGCGCACAACTACATCGTGCAAGCGAACACAATTCCGCAGAAACTACAGAACGAAAGCCTGACCGCGGCCTCGGAAGCGACCAGCCGCGAACTGCACGACAATCTGGACGCCATCAAAGTTTAAGGGGGTTAACATGGCCGGAACTGCTGGAGCTGCCGAAGAAGGCACCGAAAATTCACTGCTTGCGCCGCTCACCGCGGACAAGTTTCAAGGCTTCGCCACGAAGGACGGCGAGCCTATCGCCGAATCCAAGGTGGCTGCCAAGACCGCCGCCAAGGCCGACGCCAAGGCGACGACCAAGGCCAAGGTGGCCGCAGAAGACGGCGAGGACGGCGACCAGGGCGACCGTGAGGATGGCCAAGAGGGACAGGCCAACACCCCGAAGCCGAAGGATTTGCAGACCCGCATCAACAAGGCCGTTGGCCGCCAGCGCGCCGCCGAGCGCGAGCGCGACGCGCTGGCGGCCACCAACCGGACCCTGGAACAGCGCCTGGCCAACATCGAAGGCCAGATGCAGCTGTTGACAACCGGAAAAAAGCCGCCTAGCAATGATGCCGCTCCTGACCCCGCCGACTACAAAAACGGGGACATCGACGCCCGGTACATCGCCGATCTGGCGCGCTATGAGGGCCGTAAGGCCGCAAAAGCTGCTCGCGCTGATGACGACAAGGCCGCTAAGACGGAGGCTGAAGCGAAGGCTGCTCGCGACCTGGCAAAACGGGTCGGGGAGTTCGCCGACAAGGGCTCCGAGAAGTACGAAGATTTCCAAGACGTCGTTTTCGATGAGGGCTTTCCTCTTTCGCCCACGCTGGGCGAGCTGGCCCTCGAAAGCGATCACGGCGCGGAAATTCTCTACACGCTGGCCAGTGACTCCAAGGAGTCCAAGCGTGTACTCGGCATGACGCCCGCGCGTCAGGCTGCTTGGTTCGGCACTCGTGAGGCCGAACTCTCGTCCGAGTCGTCGGACGCAGGCGAGGAAGACGAGTCCGAAGATGAGGACCCCGAAACCCCGCCAAAGGCGACAAAATCCCCCCAGCCGTCGAACCACAAGACGCGCGGCACGGGAGGGGTCCCCCGGATCAGCGCTTCCACGACCGACTTTGCCGCTTTCGAGCGGATGGCCAAGGGAGCCAGCAGCAGGTAATTACCGCCGATGGCGAACCAATTCCTTAATGCGCAGGAGTACGCAAATGTCATGCTGCTCCTGCTCAAGAATCAGCTCGTGTTTGGCCGTCTCGTGGACGGCCAGTTCAAGAACGAAGTCAGCGACGAAAACGGCCTGACCGTCTCCGTCAAGCGCCCGCCCCGCTTCATCGACAAGAAGGACGGGACCGCGAACCTGGCTGCCCAGGACGTCGTTACCGGCTCCTCGCCGGTCGCGGTGGACCAGTATTCCAAGGTCCATATCAGCATCGGCGACATCGAATACGTCACCAGCTTCAACGCCCTGATGCAGAACGCCACCATGAAGTCGGCAGCTTCGACGCTCGCCCACTCCATCGACGGCTTCATCGCGGGTCAGACCAAGCGCTTCCACTCCTGGGTGGCCGGCGGCAACGTCAGCGTCAATGCGGTCATCGCTGGCAACGCCACCGATCCGACGCAGCTGATCAAGTCGCCGCAGCAGGCCATGGGCGCCCACACCCGCCTGATGGCCCAGGGCGTGCCCAACTCTGACCTGTCGGGCGTCGTGACCTTCACCGATGGCCAGGGCATCCGCGGGTCGCTGCTGAGCGACTTCACCCCGGACATGAACGCCGACGCGCTCCAGCGCGTTCGCATCCCGATCATCTCTGAGGTGGACTGGTACGCCAGCCAGCAGCTCCCGATTCTCACTGGCGGCACTCGCCCGCAGGGTGACGGCAGCTCGACCGGCGGCCAGGTCAACGGCGCCAACCAGAACGTCAACTATGCCGACGTAAAGGGCGTCGCCGGCTCGACCAGCTACATGCAGCAGACCTTGGCTGTCGATGGCCTCGGGGCTGGCGTGACGATCAAGCAGGGCGAGGTGTTCACCATCGCAGGCGTCTACGCCTGGGACTGGCGGGCGCAGCAGGCGACCGAGTTCCTTCAGCAGTACACCGTGCTGGCGGACGCCACGGCGGACGGCACCGGCGCCATTGCCGCGCTGTCGATCAGCCCGGCGATCATCGTCCCGCAGACCGGCGGCACGCAGGCGATCAAGGATACCAACTCGGCCTTCGGCACCGTGGACAGCATCCCCGCCGACAACGCCTACATCCAGTTCGCTGGTGCGGCGTCGGCGAAGATGACGATTAAGCCGGTGTTCCACAAGCGGGCGATCTCGCTCGTCTCCACCCGGCTGCACACCCCGTTCACGGGCGTTGCCAGCTTCGCGGTGGACCCGGACACGGGCATTGCCGTGCGGTACTGGCGCGGGTCGGACATCAGCACCGGCGCGCATATCCACCGCTGGGACTGCATGTACGGCGCCGCGGTGCTGGACCCGTTCCTCGGGACCCGCATCGCCGGCAAGGTAGCCGACTAAGGGCTAGGTCGAAATCGCGCCCCGCGGCCATCGCTGCGGGGCGTTTTTCAAGGGAGCTGAAATGTCAAAGATGCACTGGCACCCGACCACGGGCGAGCCGAAGATTTTCCACGACCACGAGACGGTGCCGGGCGACTGGCTTGACTACCACCCTGCCGACGTCGCCAAGGCTCCGGCACAGACCCAGGCCCCCAGCGGCGAGAAGCCGATGACCAAGGCCGAGCTGACGGAAGCCCTGAAGGCGGGCGGAATCCAGTTCAACACCAGCGACACCGCGGCAGTGCTCGCGGAAAAGCTGGTTGCAGCCCTTCGCACCGTCCTGGATATCCACAAGGTCCCCTACGACCAGAACGACGGCCCGCGTAAGCTGCTGTCGATGGTTTCCGGCTAGGCACCCATGACGAAGGCCAGCACCATCATCACCGCCGCCTTCCGGGAGGGGAACCTCGTCCCGGTGGGCGGCGCGCCGTCCGACGCAGAGGCGACTGAGGGGCTGGACCTGCTCAACCGCCTGGTGCTGTCCGCCTACGGCTTCAGCATCGGCAACAAGCTGATGGACTGGCAGGTGCCGGCGATCCAGCGCACCAGCGACGTGAGCCGGCAGTACCCGCTGCTTCCAGGCGGTCAGCTGCCCTTCATCCCCTACAACGTCAATCCGCCGCTCAACTCGCGGGTGGTGTGGGACGGGTCGGTGCAGACCATCTACCTCAACGATCTGCCGCAGGATGGCGCCAACATGGCCATCGTCAAAGGGTCGGGCGCCGATGGCGCCGTACCGGGCGCCTTGACCATCGACGGCAACGGCCGCACCATCAACGGCGCGAGCACCATCGTTTCTGGAGATGCCGGTGTCACCTTCCCCTTGCAGCTGTTCTACCGTGCTGACGTCTCGGATTGGCGAACGGTCAAGGCGATTGTTTCCACGGACGATATGCTATTCCCGCCCGAACTCGATGATTTGTGGATTTGTGCCCTCTCTATTCGCCTGGCGCCTCGCTATGGGAAAGCCGTCGCAGCGGGCACGACGGCCCGCTTCGGCGAGATGAGATCAATTTTCGCCGCCCGCTACCAGCAGACCGCGCCCACCGCCAGCGGCGGCGACGATCTGTTCAACACCTTTCAGTCCTTCCCGTCCGTTGGGCCGGGCCTGCGCTGGATGCAGTAAATGACCACGCTCCCCCTTGGGCTCGGCGCCTACAAGCGCACCTTCGCCCAGGAGCCGGAAATCCGGCTGGAGAACCGCCTTGTTGAGGCGAACCCCACCAACCTGAAAGAGCACACGGCGCTGATCGGCCGGCCCGGCACCAAGCTGCTGACCGGCTTTGCGCCTGACCTGCCCAGCGGCAAGCTGCGCGGCTTTTACACCAAGCTGGGGCTGTTCAACGATGACCTGTTCGCGGCCTCAGGCGCCAACTTCTACCGCTACGACGGCACGACGCGGACCCACATTACAGGTGTGCTGCACGGCACGGATTCACCGCGCGTCACCTGGAGCAAGGGCATCGGCTACGAGTATTTGTTCATCGCCGATGGCACCGCGCTCTACTACTACGACGGAGGATCCAAGGCGTCTGGCGTTCTCAGCTCGGACGGCACTGCCGACCATACCGCCAAGGTGGTGATTGAGGGCGTCTACTACACCTGGACCGGCAGCCTGACCGACGCGCTGTCGGACGGCACCAGCGCCCACCCCTGGGTGGTGAAGCCTGGCGCCACCGTGGCCGAGGACCTGGCGAACCTGGCCGACGCCCTCAACTTCGACGGCGTGGCGGGGACCGACTTCTCGGCCAATCTGGCCGGCCCCAGCCTGGTGGTGACGGCCGTTGCCGCGGCCACCTCGGTAACGGTCAAGTACGTTGACAGCACGGCCGCCGGCAACGCCATCACCACCACGGTGTCCGGGGCGACGCACCTGAGCTGGGGCGCCGGGACGCTTACCGGCGGCGCCGTCCACGTGCTGCACCAGGTCCTGGTGCCGGAGGCGCAGCCGATCTCCACCCTGACGTCGATTGCCAGCTATGTGCTGGCGTCGGTGGCCGACACGCAGAAATTCTACTTCATCCCGCCCGGCGACACCACGATTGACGCCCTCAACTTCGCCGAGAAGGAATCGTCTCCAGACCCCATCATTGACATGGCCACGGTCGGCGACGTCGCGGTGATTGCCGGCGCCGGCTCCATCGAATTTTGGATGGCGACGGGCGAGGCGGACAACCCATTCGCCCCGGTCGAAGGCCGCACCATGTCGCGCGGCATCGTCGCCGGCACTTTGGTGGTGGTGGACGAAAGTACGTTCATAATGGTAGGCAACGACTGGCGCGTTTACTCAGTCTCGTCTTCGCCGCAGGCGATTTCGGACAAAGGTATCGAGGAACGGATTCGCAAGCAGTTGCGCAGAGAAGCGGGGCTAAGCCAGTGAGCAACATCATCGTTGACGGATTCGCGACTTACGGCATCGGGGTGAACTCCTCCGCAGTGAATGCGGCGCTGCTCGCCGGGGTCTATTCCGACATCAACGCTTCCCAAGTATCAGTGGGGCAGGGGCTGCCCTGGAACACCTCGGACACAGAATGGTGGCTTGCCTGTACGCAGACCTTCTCCGGCGGCGCCTACGCCGTGCGCCGGTCGATGCCAACGGCCATCAGCCGGGCGTTCTTCTCCATGCACGTCGCCGTCAATGCGCTGCCGACATCCAACGACCAGAAAGGCGTGATCGACTTCCGCAACGCCTCCAATCAGATCATGGGGCAGCTGTTCATCGAAAGCACCGGCGCGCTGTCGTTCAACTTCGGCAACGGTTCGGCGGATAGCTCGGGGCCGGTGATCGGCGCCGAAACTGACTACCATCTCGAAATGGACATCGACACCGCGTCGAAGAACTTCACGCTCCAGGTCAATGGCGTGACGGTGATCACTTCGACTGCTGCCGCGTGGCTGCATACCGGCAACCTGGCGCAGTTCGCCCTCAGCCTCAACAGCTCGGCCGGCGGCAACTCCAACGTCTATGTCGGCAGCCTGATCGTGCGCGACACCAACGGCAGCTACAACAACAGCTTCCCCATCGGCGACCGCCGCGTGGCGACGCTGCTCCCCGACGTGGACGACGCCGCCCAGGGCTGGGCCGTGCAGCCGCTGCACCGCTTCGGGCCTGGGGTGCTGGCGCTGACCGGCTCCCTTGACGGGGTGCTCGGCGCCGCCTCGGCTGCAAGCGATCTCGGCAGTGGCGATTTCACCATTGAGGGCTCATTCCGCTTCGCCGCGCTGCCCCTGGCCGGCAACAAGGCGGTGCTGTTCGGCAAGTGGGGCGAGACGGCCAACCAGCGCGCCTACCAACTCTACCTGGGCGGTCCGAGCCTTGAGAATGGCTGGCTGGTGTTCCGCACCAGCACTGACGGCACCAGCGGCACCGTGGTGGAGAAAATCCAATGGGCTTGGCAGCCGACCGTTGGCCAGTGGTACCATATCGCGGTGTCGCGCAACGCCGGCAACTTGCAGCTGTTCATCGACGGCGTACAGGTCGGCCTGACCGTCACCGACACCGACACCTACCACGCCACGGCGCTGGAGCGGCCGGTGCTCGGTATCCAGGTTAACGGCATCACCGCCGTTGCTAACACCTTCCTGGACGGCTGGAATGACGAGTTCCGCATGACGGTGGGCGCCGCCCGCTACACCGCCAACTTCGCGCCGCCAACCGACAAGTTCCCGCGCAACGGTGACGATCCTCTTTGGGCTGACGTCATCTGGCTGTCGGGCTGGGATTCGCCGTCGATCTCCAACGACACCGGCGGCTTTGCCCTGACCGGCATCGGCACCGCCAACGCCCTTACCCCCAGCGACGGCTCCTACGGGTGGCAGGTCATCGACAAGTCGGCGCCCAACGACACCACGTTCATTGAGGCGTCGCTGATCCCGGCGACCGGACTGCTGACCCTGACCGCCGTCCCGGCCAATACCGAAACGGTGACGGTGGGCACGAAGGACGGCACGGCGGCGGCCGTCTACACCTTCAAAACCGCCATCGCCAGCGCCTTCGACGTGCTGATTGGCGCGTCGATCTCGGCCAGCGTGGACAACCTGGTGGCGGCCATCAACGGCGGCGTCGGCGCCGGCGTCACCTACGGCACCGGCACCACCGCCAATTTCGACGTCACCGCGGCCAAGCAACCGTCGTCGCAGATGCAGGTGACGGCCAACACCCCCGGCACCGGTGGGAACAGCATCGCCAGCACCGAAACCCTGGCCAATGGCTCCTGGGCCTCGGCGACGCTGACCGGCGGCCTCAACATCCCCGGCTACTCGCAGTTCGGTTTCTCGCACCTGCCGCGCGGCGCGGTGATCGTGGACTCCGTCACGCTGCTGAGCCGGCAGTGGAAGTCGGACGCCGGCGCGACCACCACTACGCTGTCGTTCGTCGGCGGCGAGGGCGGCGTTGCTGCCGGCGCCACCCGTGCGATCTCGGGCACGCCCACGGCCTACTTCGACACCATCGAAGAGGACCCGGACACCACGGCAGGGCTGACCCCGAACAGCATCCTTAACGGACTCGTGCGCGTCAACCGGGCTACCTAAATGACCATCGCCAAGGCTGCCATCTCAGGCCAGGTTGCCGCGGCCGTCGTCTACGCCGGCACGCCGGAGCCGCGCACCTCGCAGCTCGCGGCCATGCTGACGCTGGGACTGGCGGCGCGGTTCGCCGCAGTGGATGCCATCGCCGCCCTGGTGCCCTACGCCGAGACGGCAGCGGCCGTCTCCATGACCTCCGCCATCGCCGCCCTGGTGCCCTACGCGACCGGCATCCATAGCCTGCCGGCGGCCTCCGCCATTGCCGAGCTGGCGGTATGGGGCACCGCCCCGCCGGGCTCTGAGGCGCGCACCCGGGCCTGGGCCTTCGTCTTCGACGGGCATCCCTGCTACGTGCTCGACCTCGGCGAGGAAGGTACGTTCATCTACGACACCAGCACCAGCGGCTGGGCGAAGTTCTCGACTGACGGCTATGTCGGCTGGAACATGCGTATCGGCACCACCTGGACCGAAGGCAACCGGATCATCGGCGGCGACACCTTCTCGGCGAACGCCTGGGAGATGGACCCCGACACCCTCATTGATGAGGGCTTCCGCGACATCTACCACGCTGCCACGGGTGGCGTGGCGACGCGCAGCCGGGTCTATCTCGGGGTGGAATCGCTGCGGGTCATTGGCTCCATGGGCAGCCTGGACGATGACACGCCGGTGCAATTCTCGCTGCGCTTCTCGGACGACAACGGCAAAACCTGGACGGCGACGCAGGACATCACACTGACCGTGGGCGACTTCGGCGGCGAGGTGGCCTGGCGCTCCCTGGGCAGCTTCATGGCGCCTGGGCGGGTTTTCGAGCTGACCGACTACGGCGGCCTCCAGCGTATCGACGGGGCAGACATCTTCATTGAAGATTTCGATGACATCTCGACCAAGTACCTGAAGCAGTACGGCGTCTACGAATGAGCCGCACCGACCCGCTTACTTGGCACGTGCCGATCACCGATAAGGATGGCCGGCCGACCCCTGAATTTATGAAAAAGTGGAACCAGCAGGCCGCCATCAACGGCGCTGTGCCGGCGCTCGCTACCAAGCCGGAAGTGTCGGCCGTGCTGGACGTGCTGAGCGCGGCGCCGAACTCGCTGCTGCTGCGCGGCGCTGCCACCTGGGACGCACTGACGGCACCTGGCGCCGCGACCAAGTTCCTCAACGGCGCGGCGCCGCCGGCCTGGGCGCAGGTCAAGGACTCCGATCTCTCGACCTCGGACGTCACCACCAACGATGTTTCGACGCTGAAGCACGGCTTTGCACCGAAGCTGCCCAACGACTCGGCCAAGTACCTGGACGGCACCGGTGCCTGGAGCACGCCGGCCGGCGGCGGTGGCAGCGGTCGCAATGCTCCGGTGCTGGTACAGGGGCCGGCGACGCTGCGCAACGACGGCACCATTGCGCTGCCCTCGGCGCCGACCGTTGGCAATCTCATGGTGCTGCTGACCGCGGGATATTACGGCTCGCTGGGAAGCTACGTGCCGGCCGGCTTCAACATGGTGGCCAACTACATCAACGGCACCAGTAATATGGTCCTCGCCTGGACGCGGCGCGTCGTCGCCGGCGACACCGGCAGCTATGCGCTCACCGCCTCGGACAACCAGGCGGCCGTGCTCTACGAATACAGCAACTGTGCCGACGTCGTGGGCATCTCAGGTGGCGCGATGATCGCGTTTAGCGGCGGCGCCTTCCACATTGGCACGTTGCTCAACCCGTTCCAGGACAACGCCGGCGGCTTCGTGGTGGTGGAGGCCGATTCGACCCCAACCCCCGTGTTCACCGCGGCGACCGGGCTGACGGTGGATTACACCACGCCGACCTCCGCCACCGTCAACCACCAGTCCAGCTTCGCCAGGTTCGGGACAGGAAATCCGACGCTGGTACAGGGGACATCCACGGCAACGCTCACCACCCCCGTTTATGGGGCTTACGCCCTCGTTGGCACCTAAAGGCAAGGCTATTCAAATGCTACTCGGCTTCGATATTTCCACCGCGCCGTCGCCGGTCCAGCTGACCCAGCTGCGGGAGCACTTCGACTTCTGCGGCTGCTACCTGGCGCCGGCGCCGAGCCACCAGGACCGCTCCTGGATGGTCGCCGGAATTGCCAACGCCCGGCATCTCGGCTTCCGCTTCCTGCCCATCTTCGTCGGCCAGCAGGTGGTCGGACCGGGCTCGCACAACGACACCGCGGCGCAGGGTCAGCAGGACGCCTTCAAGGCGGCGCAGCTGATGCACGCCGCCGGCTTCGCGCTCAACGCGCCGGTGTATCTCGACCTGGAGAACGGGGCGCCATTCCCGCCGGCGGAGAGTGCCTACGCCTTCGCCTGGATTGAGCATATCCGCGGCCTCGGCTTCACCCCCGGGGTCTATTGCTCGCACGTGCTGGCGCCGCACTTCAACCCGGACAAGTCCCGGGTGTGGGCGTTCCAGGTGCCGACAACGGCGCTGACCAAGCAGGCCAAGCTGCCGCCGCCGGCACCGGCCAGCCTCAACGGCCATTCAGCCATGCAGTACCGGCAGAACGTCATGCTGGACGGCATCAGTCTCACGGTGGACCTGGATGCAGCAGATTCGCTCGCTCTTGCTGGCTGAGACGGCGAACCGGATTGCCAACCTGCCGGGCGTGCTGCCACACGTCGCGCCCGGCTTCGTGGCCCTGGACCTGTCGCCGTTCTTCCGCAGCCGCTGGAACGTGGCGCTCGGCGACGGCGACGGCATGGCGCTGTTCGGCTGGATGAGGCCCGGGGTCTATGAGGGGCATTTTCTCTTCGTCCCCGGCCGGGGCGGCAATCTGGCGCGCGGGCGAGGCTTCCTGCGCACCATGTTTACAGACTACGCGGCTTCCACTATTGTCGGGCACACGCCAGTCGATAACCTCCCGGCTCGCGCACTAACTCGCGCTTTGGGCTTCACGCCTCAAGGCGCCTCGGTTTCCCCCTCGGGCCGCTCCTGCGTGACATACATCCTGGAGCGGAATCAATGGGCGAACTTATCGGCGGTGTCCTCGGCGGCATCGGCTCCATCGCAGGGGCCGTAGTCCAGTCGCAGGCTGCGGATCGCGCGACGCAAGCGGCGCAGCAAGGCTACCAGTGGTTGACTAGCGGCCCTGGCGCCTCGGCCAACAACCAGGACATCAACAACGGTGCGGCGGCCGGCGATGCTGAAGCGCAGCTGCTCGGGCTGAAGCCGGCGGGCGCCGGCGCCACCAACGCCTTCAACAACTACCTCAACTCGACCGGCTACAACTTCCAGCTGAAAAGCGGGTCGGGCGCGATCACCACCAATAACGCTTCAAAAGGACTGCTCAACTCGGGCGGTACTGGCAAGGCGCTGGTGAAGTTCGGCCAGGACCTCGGGGCAAACTACTTCAACAACTACCTGACCCAGCTGGCCGGCCAGCAGACTGCCGGCGACAACGCGCTGACGCGCACGGCGAACGCCGGCACCCAGGCCGGCACCAACGCGACCAGCTCGATCCTGGCCGGGGGTAACGCCGTCGCCGGCGGCATCAACGGAGCGCTCGGCAACGCCGCCAGCGTCGCCAGCAACTACTTCGCGAGGGGCGCATAAATGGCTGATCTCATCGACCCGACTGTTTCCTTTGCCAACGGCTTCAAGGCCGCCCAGGCCAGCGCCGACGCTTTCCGCAGCGCGCGAGCGGCCAATGCCCTGCGCGCCGCCTACGGTCCGGCGGTGCAGAGCTTCGCCGACGCCAAGGATCAGCAGGACATCAGCCTGAATGACCAGCTCAACCCGCTGAAGGTACAGGCGGCGCAGGAAGCCAACCAGTTCAACGCCCAGCTGGACCCGCTGAAAATCCAGGAACAGCAGAACGTCAACACCACCGGGCAGCAGCAGATTGACACCAACGCGATGTCGATCCAGGCCACCAAGGCCACGCAGCTGCATGGGGTGCTGTCGGCGTCGCTCGATAACCTCGGAAATCAGCTCAAAGGTGTGACCGATCCCAACCAGCGCGGGGCGCTGTTCGACGCTGAGGTGCAGCATGTCGCGCCCCTGATCGGCGCCGATCCGCGGGTCATTGCCGCGCAGCTCCGCGATGAGCGCGAGCGGATCATGCACGGCGGCGCCGACGCGCTGCCGCAAATCCAGTCTGAGCTGGACGGCCTCATCATGGGGCAGCTGAGCCCGGTGGACCGGCAGAAGCT